GCGTCCAAAACCGTTTCGGTGATTGTGTTTCCCTCTTTCGTGTATTCAAATACGACCGAACCCGTCCAACGGTTGCGGATTTCGATTTTAATCTGTTTCGTTGATTCCATTGTGGTAAAAGCTTTTGTTACACTCCTTTCGGAACCCGATAATGAAGGGTACGTCCGGGATAATGATAATCGAGAATCGGTTTGGCGAGGCGTATATTTCCTTCGATCAACGCCGCCAGTCTTCTGCTGGATACCGTCAGCGTCAGCCGATCCCGCGTTATCTCCACGCCTTGAAGATCAGTCAGCATATCGCGGCATACAGCCACCGTCGACAGCCTGTCGTAGATTTCATGCCAGCATTGCAGAAACCTCACCGGATAACGCAGGGGTTCCGACGTCTTTTCTTCGGTCCATGCACGGGCCAATGCCGCCTTGTCTACGATCTTCTCTCCCTTGCGCATCCATCCGGTAGCCTGGTAGTGATTAACGAACCTGTCGACTTCGTTTGCAGGGTTTCGGAAATTTCGGAAAAAGAAAATCTCGAAAAATTTCTCTCTCTCTTCTTCGCGCGTTTCGGATTCAGAAACAGAGACAGAATCAGATTCAGAATCAATATCAGAATCAGATACAGATTCAATAGGGTTTTCGCGGTTTCCTGCCGGTTTTGAAGAAAAACCGCCGCTTTCCGAAAAAACCGCGCGGTTTTCTTCGAAACCGTCCGCTTTTTTAGGCCGACCGCCCTTGCGGCCGTTCTCGCGGTTCTGCTCGCACTCCGCGTAATACTTTTTGGCGTTCGCATCCAGCGACGCACGGATGAAGCCGAAACAGAGCGTAGTCAGTTCATCCATTTCCGGCAGCTCCTCTTCCGTCGCGTGCGCATAAATGGCGGTCAACAGCCTGCCCCGCTGCTCCATCGTGAGCATCTTGATCTGCGGAAAGAAATCGTGCCGCAGAAGAAACGTCTCTTTATTTTGCCTGGCCATGATGGCTATGTTGCTTTTGGTGACACTCCGCACAGAGTGTAATCAGACAATCCAAGTGCTCTTTTTCTCTGCCTACGATGGATTGGCCGTCGACGTAATAGGTCTTGTGATGGATTTCCAGTGAATAGCTCCGTCCGCAAAGCTGGCAGCGGTGGCCGTCGCGAAGACGCACGATCCGGCACACCTCCTGCCAATAATCGCTCTGCAATTGCCGGACATAGCTACTCCTCCGGCCCCGACGATGTTGAAGTCTGCTCATAGGTCGCTTCATTCATATCAATCCCCAGCACGTCGAGGAATGCCTGCTTGTTGGTTTCCAGATTGGCAAAGAGGCTCTGCTCGTCCCACGAAAGAATCTTCTCGACTTTGCACAGTTGGAACCGCCCATCGATCCATGCGTAGTAGAGATAGTGTCCGCACAAGGCCATCTTTACCGTTGTATCGCTCGGTAAATCCACCTCCTTCTCTCCGCGCTTGACTTGATAAACCAGATCGCGGATCTGAGTAACGACAGCTTGCAATTTCTCGCGGGCATCCTTCGTCAGTTGCTTACACTGCGCCTCGATCTCGGCAAGTTGCGTTTCGAGTTTCGGCTGTTCGTCCTCCATCAACTCCGAATAGTTGGCTCGGATAGATGTTCTCTCGTAACTGTCGAGAAACCGGACGGCTTTGGCATTGGTTACGCTCTCGGCAATAAATTTTCCCGACAGATGTTTTCTGATTTCGTCCATGTCCTTCGCCCCTTCGAAGATTACACGCGGGAACGGCACGTTTTTCGGCAGTTTGAACTCCGGCGATTGCGGAGCGTAATTTTTAAGATCGATCATAACCTATTCAATTTGGTTTTATAATATTCTATCAATTCCCGGTAGTCACTCTCATGAAGGCAGACTGTCAGGTGCTTCATCCGTTCCAATTCCTTGACTGCTTCCACTCCGTACAATTCGACCAAACGACGGCGGTAAGCCTTCGGATTGCCGTATTTATGTCGATTGCATATCCTGCATTGGGCGTGGACGTTTGTTTCGTTCCACCGTGTCGCCGTATGCGCTCGGACGATGTAATGACCCGCATCGCAGGTATCGTAACTTATCAATGCTTCGCAACTGATGCAGCGGCCGATGCCATTCGGGCAATCCCGCCGTCGGATGTAGCGGCTGAACACTTCGTCCAGCGTCCTAATCGACTTCGACATCGGGCAGGTATTGCGGCAGCAGCTCCGACTTGATATAGCCGGGCAGTTTGCCCTGAATAATTCCGAAGGCACCCTCCTCGGCCAGTGCATCGAACCCGGGCCAACTGCCAGATGCTTTGCAGCGCTTCACGATGTCGAGGGCCTGCGCATATTTGTATTTGCCGATCTGCAAATCCTCCGCATCCCAGAAGATCAGGGCGATCTGGAAAGGCGCGGTATTTTGGATCATCACCATGAGCGTTGCCGTAAAGGGGCGTCCAGTGATTTCGCTGGCCACTTTCAAATACATTCCTTCGGAAAGCTCGTAGCGGTACTTCGCGCATTCGTTGTAGAAAGCCTGCACGGAGGACGCACTCGTAGTCTTGATCGACAGAATGGCGTTGATGCCGAAATTCTCCTCCAGCAGCATTCCGTCCGGTCGAATCTTCACCTTCATGCCCGTATCGGGATCCGTCCCGTACATCGATGTCTCGGCCTTCACGTACTGCATCAGTTTCGGGAGGATGCCGCCGCCGTAGGTTTTGTAGGCGATGCGGATCACGTCGACGATCTTCGCGTCGTCTTCCTTGATGAAGGTATAACCTGCCTCTTTCGCCGCGGTGTGGAGCGTATCGATCTGCACACGCAATGCGCCGATCTTCTGATCGGACAGATCGGCATTCCCCTGAATGCCCAGCAGCTCCCAGTAGTAACGAATCAACCGCCGGCAGCCGGAGGACGTGGTCTTGCCGGCTTGCGGCAGGACGCGAACCTTCGAGAACTTCGATGGTTCCAAGATGGCCGAGTGGACGAAGGTACCGAAGTCGAAATGGTGCGTATTCTTCGATTTCAGCTCCGAAGTGCGGGCGATCAGGTAATGGCGGGGCGATTTCAGGGCTTCTTTCAATAGGCTGCTGCTTTCGCCCGCATGGGAGAGGTAACGCTCTATGCTATCGGACACGACCCTGCCGTTCACGTTAAGCCGCTTCACCGGTACTCGATCCGGCCGATCCGGCAACTGCCGGATATGCTCCAGCAGTTGCTCGAACGGTGTGTACTCCTCACGGTCGAAGTGTAGCGCCGCAAGCGGTTCACCCGCCGGTGCTGCACCCGTCAGATCGAAAACATCGAAGCCGAAATCACTCATTGCTGTTCTACTTTGAGGGGGACGATCGCCCACCGGTCAGACATGAACGAATTGGTCGCATTGCGTTCCTTGCCCAGGTAGGTAATTTCGAAGGCCATACCCGGACGGATCGTTTTCTGAAAATTCTCGAACACGGCCGTCAGTCGACGGCTCGCCTGCCGGACGACGCGCTTGCGGCCATCGACCGGTTCCACGAAATAGGCGACCAACAGATCGATATCCTGTCCGCTCTGCTCGTCGATCGATTTCTCGCAACGGAGCTCCATGAAAAACATCCGGCGTTTCTCGCCTTTCTCTTTGGGCGACCAATACTCCGAACTGATCTCCAAAGGAGCCGGTTGGGCTTTACTCAGATCGGGCATCTGCCCTTCGAACGCATCCGCATTCGGAATCAACGCCATGGCGTTGCTGGTTACTTTTGCTTCTTCCATAATTGAATATGTATTAGTTGAGCTGCTTTTCAAGGATTATTGCATAGTCCGGATATTCTCGGCCATATTGGTCATATACCACGCGAACGCATACCCTGTCGCCCGTGTATTCGGCGTAGCGCTCCACGCTGCCGTCGTCGTGGCTGCCGCCGATACTCGATTCGTATTCCGCGTAGAAATCGACCGAAGTCGTCAGACCTCTATATTCAACCTCGCAGGTTCCGGATTCCAGCCCGAGATCATGGGTGATCGCTTCGTTAATCTGTCTGGCGAACTCTTGCAGTTCGGAAGGAACGAGATGTATTTTCGGTTCCTCGATACCGCAGACCACCACAATCGGCTCGTCTTTCGACTTCGTGTGCAGGTCATACCCGTAACGGGCCGGTACACTCAAACTCGGATAAACCGCGTATTCTTCTTTTGGCGTTTTCATAGGAAAAACAGGATTTTGCGGACGAGCCGCTTCATCGTATTGCGCAGAATCGCACGACGGAACATTCCGCGATCCTTGTCATTCTGCCACTGCACCTCTTCGGGCGTTAACTCATACACGCGATACTCGTCGCCTTGTATGACATCGCGATAGATCATTTTCATAGCCAGCGGCGAATAGGTTTGGTCACTGTGTCACAATATCGCTGCTCATAGTCTTTGAGCCGATTCCTCAAGAACGAATGATATAACTTTCGATCGGCACCCTTCTTCCGCATTACTTGGACGGTATTGGCTACATGGTCGAAATAGATGTAGGCCCTGCCTCTACGAAGCTGTCTTGATAAACTCTGCATAATGACATTCTTTAAAATCCGTTGTGGTGTAGGCAGGATTCGAACCTGCACGGCTGCTTTCCGAGGAGCGTCATCCGCAACTTGCGTTGCCCGACCACTATCAGCCCATCTTTTTGTGTGCGTCTACCATTCCGCCACTACACCTTTTGCCGGTCTTTCCCGGCCGTCATCCTGCTGCGAGCCTCACGGAGGACAGCGAGGAATACAATAATAAATATGAAAAGATACAGCACATTAAAGGCGCGCAAACCTTTGCCAAGCCCCGAAGCCGCAAAACACCCTTCTCTCAAAAACACCAATCATGAACACCACCGGCTTCGGGGCGCTCTCATTTCAATCCTGCCCCGTCGATCTTCTCGGCTTTCAGGAGCGCTTCGACTTCGAGCCGGCTGAACAATATCGCAGAGTTTTTAGCCGCCCCGGCCTTTATTCCCTGGATATTCTTCCGCTTGATATGATAGTCGGGCCAGTCGTTGGGATAGCTCTCGTACAATTTCCGACGTGTCATCATGTCCGACTTCGGAGCATTACGACGGCACACGGCCAAAGCCACGAGATCGGCCGATTCGATCAGCGCATTCTGTATATCTCGGATGTTCATCATTCACAAAATTTTGCATTATGACAAAGATTCAAATTCGCGTCAGAATACGTATTCGCGCAACTGTAAGAACTTCGGTTCGAACGGTATACCGATAGCTTCTGACCGTGATATGGCGGGCAATTTCCGCCCTCTCTAAATTTCTCCTGTCATCCGTTGTTATTCACGCACCCACCTGATTTTGGTGTTCTCGAATCCCCCGCGTTCACGAGCCATCCGGCGGATGCGATCCGGCTGTTCGCCATAGGTAGGATATGTGAGATTCAATGCGTTATTCACAGTGTCAACCGTACACCCCAGCTCTGCGGCGATCTCCTTCTTTATCGCTGGCGCAACATCGATGAATCGGATCTTCTTTTTGGTCAGTTTGTTTGTAATCTCTTGATTCTTCATTATATTTGCATCTAATATTATTCGTTCGGTTATTGAAACGGTTACCGTTCCATGAACTTGACAATGCAAATATACAAGAAAATTCTATTAATAAAAATATATTTTGATAGAATTTTCTTATACAGTATAATATGTGTATAAATGGAAGAGAAGGATATAACTCTTGCGGATATGATTCTGGCCAGTTTAATGTCAGAAAGCGAACACATTATGCTCTATGTCATACACGAGAAAGCGACAGACTAAGCCCAAGCCCAACGTGTAATATTGTCTCTCTGTTCTTATGGTGCGGCACATGAGACCGACATACACTTAGAAAAGACTGACAAAACAGCCAACCTTATAGCACTTGGAGGAGCGCGGTATATCTACGAACAAGAGTTGTTCGAATATTTTCGAATAAATATCGTAAATATCTAATAAACAGAAAGTAAAATAATTGTTTATAACAGCCTTCTAAGCTGTGGGTCTTGGGTTCGAATCCCAACGGAATCACGAAAGAAAAAACCGATTCTCAAAGTATTGAGAGGCGGTTTTTGTCGTCTTATCGGCTTCTTTCCAACAAATATTTACACATCGAAATCGCTTACTTTTGACACTTTCTGTATATATTTGTCTGCAATTGTTGTTCTAATGTTGTTCAGCTATGGCGACCTTCCGAACCTGTATCTTTTCCCACCAGCGACGCGCAGACGGTACTTACAATATCAAGCTGCGCATAACCCACCACCGAAAAAGCCGCTGGATAAGCACGACGCTCTATGCGCTGCCCGATGATCTGACGCGGGGATTGAAAATCAAGGATGAAAAACTCAGCCGCAAATGCCGCGAACTGGTCGAAGATTGCATCGACCTCTGCAACGACATGGGATACGCCGTCGAGGAAATGGAGATCGACGAACTCGTCGCACGCATCAAATCAGGATTGAAAGGCAGAGAGCGATTCCGGCTCGATTTCATAGCGTATATGAGGCAGGAAGCGGCGCGGATGAATTCCGGTACGGCATCGATTTACATGACAGCCCTCAACGCGCTGAGACGATACATTGGCCGCGATACGCTCGACATCGGCGAAATCACGGCACCGTTCATCAAAGGATTCGTGCAATTCATCGAATCGGAGCCTTCGCAACGAGGCGCCAACCGAAAGCAGAAAGGTGAAACTGCAACCAAAAACAAGGGCAACAGGGCACTGTCTCTGTATATTTCGCGCATCAAAACCATTTATAACCGCGCGAAGGAAGAGTTCAACGATGAAGAACTCGGACAAATGAATATTCAGGGCAACCCTTTCAGAAACTTGCGCCTCGAAACACCCGCGCCGACGGCCAAACGAGCCATCTCCGCGGAGTCGATACAGCAGATAATCGACTTGCCGTCACTCGCCAACGAACGCGCTCGGATGGCGCGGGATTGCTTCCTCCTGTCGTTCGCACTGATGGGGATGAACAGCGCCGATCTGCTGACCTGCCCGCCGGCCAGGAAGGACGAAATCGTGTATTTCCGGCAAAAAACCGCATCCCGCCGCACGGACCGTGCAGAAATGCACGTTCGGATAGAGCCGTGCGTCAGCCCTTTGATCGCTCGCTATTCGGATAAGACGGGGAAACAGCTGCTTCACTTCTACCTCCGCTACAAAGATCGCGTGTCATTCAACAAAGCGATCAACAAAGGCCTGAAAGATGTCGGCGAGGCGATAGGCGTCGATGGCCTGACGTTCTACGCTGCGCGGCACTCCTGGGCAACCATAGCGCGGACTCCCCGAGAGGAGGGCGGAGCCGGACTGGACAAATACGTGATTCATGAAGCGTTGAATCACGTTGACACATCCATGAAAGTCACTGATATTTACCTCGTGAAAAACTGGCGTGTCATATTCGACGCCAACAAAGCCGTAATGAATCTTTTCGATTGGAGCGGAATCGGGAAATAATTCCGGCAACGAGTTATCGGAACACGGCCCATCCTATTTTCGTGCCGACATATTGTTTTTCCCGGATCGGATCATACCCTACTATGACCTCACCGCTCCATCGGCCTCTCGTATAGCGTCCGTAGATGCCCGCCCACTGGTTGTATGGATCGATTCCGAGGGCGAGCCCCATTTCCCAGCGCGGCGGCCGCACCTCAGTATGCAGTTTTGTAACCGTAATCTCACGGACAACGGGCTTTACTACGGCCGAAGCCCGCAACAGCCGGTTTTCTCCTACGGTCGCATCGACAAGGAATGTTCCGGTCGAATCGGCGGAGAAATCCAGCCGGTAATCCCGTTCGAGCAGATAGTCGGCGATGATTGCGGCTGTATCTACACTCATGTATTTCCACACCGTATCGGCCGGTTCGCGCACCGCGACCGGATAAGGTTCCCGAATGGTGTCGTACACGGGAACCGGCCACGGCACCCATCGGGTAACGGTGCTGTCGCGCATTTCGACGGAAGCCGCCCCGCGGCGGTAGCCCCAGCCGAAAAACAGTGAACCGACGATGAGCACGGCCAACAAGTATGCGAGCAGTCGTCTCACAGATGCAACACCTGCCTTCGGTTCTTCCCGTCGGCACGGTATGAAATATGGATCCAGCGGCCCCGATTCTCGTCGATGAGCTGGTCGAAGGGGATCGCGCTGGCTGCGATGCGTTCGAACAGCCGCAGATTATCCGCGACGCTGCCGGTGGTGATGTCGGCCGCTTCGCCCTTCATGTGCTGGCTTGCCGCAGCTCCGCCGACAGCTGCGTTGAGCGCCGGCGATCGGTAGCCGCTGTTCACGCCGATCGGCTTGCCCCAAAGTTCGCGCACGGGATCGAGGCATTCGTCCATCAGCGCATTGAGCCGGCGAATGACGTCGTGCGATGGCACGTTGTCGATGCTGCGCGCTGCGGCCGTATCGGAACGCAGCAATTCGGAAAGGGTGAAATACGTTGCCATACCTATCCTTTCATTCGGTCATACCACATCTTTGCCCGCCAGCCTGCGGCGGCTCCTGTGGCCGCCCCGAATCCTGCGCAGAGCGTCGCCGTAGTGCGGATGCCGCTCGGCAGGAGGTTGAACAGAACGACCAGCGCAATGACGGCGGCCGACATGCAGAGCGCGATTTTGACTTGCTTTTTCATGGCTTTTACAGTATTAAGGTTGAAGCGATTTATACGTTATCGATATTCGGGCAGCAGGTATTGGATGTTCATGGCCGCCGTGTGCATGATCTCCCACGCATTCTCCTCCGATACGGACAGCGGGCGGGTGAACTCGCAGAAGATGCTGCCTATCCAGTCGTGGCGGTTGTCGTTGAGCCGTTTGATGATGGCCGCCCGACATCCGTAACTCGAAAGGATGGACTTCGCATATTTGTCGTTCACCTGCTCGTCGATGTCCGTGATGTAGAGGAAGAGGTTCTTCACCAGATCGCTGCTGAACTTCGGCACCTCCGAAATCGGAAGGCCCTGCATGTGCGGTTTCATCGGTTCCACCCCTTTGCGCTTGACCTCGTAATAGACGGACAGCAGGCTTTCGTTGCCGAGCGGATGCGGCTGTACGATATAGACCCGATCGGCATCCAGCTCGTGCAAAACGCTCCACAACTCACCGTATACGATAGACGAATTGTCGGCCCGACGGATACTTTTCGTCTCTTCGTCCTTTTTGAACTTCTCGATTTTCAGGTCGGCCAGCTTGTTTTTGCTGTACTGGTTATAGGCGAACCACGCAGCGATAATAGTTCCGAGGGCACTGATGATTGCGGGGAGGTATTCCATAGCGATTTCAAAGGTTAGGCGTCGTGTACATGCAGTGATTCCACCTCTTCGCGCTGCGCCACCCGCTCGGCTTCGAGTTCGGCGAGGGTCAGTTCGTTTCGGTTGTACTCCTCTTCTATCTGCCGGCGTTCGTCATCTGTCAGCGACAGAATTTCCGAATCGGGCGGAAACAGAATGCCGGAATCTGTGTAGTTCCATTTTTCCAATCCCCGTTCATCGGTAATCTTTCCCCCGTACAGGTTGCACAGGACGCTGCCGTCCTCCACGATTTGCATCGCTTCCGCCTCGCTATAAGGCGGGAAATCGATCTTCTTTCTCATACCCCTAAATATTTACATATTACTCTTACCCGCATACCTCCGGACGTTGTATTTCCTGTCGCCATAACTTTAAGATATTGGACAGTAGGGTCTATCGTAATACCTGTCCCATTATATACGGATTTGTTACCGGCGGCGGAGACTGAATATACGGCTCGTGCGTTATAGACCGTCTCGCCGTATATGAACGCCCGTTCATCCGTCCAGTTTTGCACGGTGACATTTGTCAATGCAGACGCATTGTAATTATAAACGGCCACGGCCAGAGCCGCATATCCTCTCGGTATGTCGATCCGTTTATTGGCTGTTCCTTCGGCAATATCGGTAAAGAATATACCGCTGTCTATGACTATTTCGCCTTGATTCGGGACACTTTGATACGACAGTTCTGCCGTGCCGCCCGTTGCGGTCGGAACATACGGCAGATCGAGGCCCGCGCCCGACGTGTCGCGCCACTTGTCTGCCAACAGACCTGCGGCGATGTATTCGGCGACCAGTCCGGTGCGCATCTCACCCGACAGAGGCAGCATGTACCGTTCGGGCTCACCGCCGTTCCACAGCGTGGCGACCTCCGAGGCCGTAAGGGCGTAATTGAAGATGCGATGAAAACGGACAATTCCTTTGAAAGTGTAAGCCGAGGTAAGCCGGCCGACGATATACACATTCGCATTTTGATAATTGGGAAAAACAGATGTCTGATTTGTCAGGACTCCATTTACATATACTTTCCCCGTTGTATTCGCAACATCCACCGACAGTAGCACATGGTATGATGTTTCAGGAGACACCCGACCCGCATTCATTAACTGTGACCCTATGTACGCATACATCGATCCATTAGAGACGAACAGTTGAACGTTGCTTTGGGAGCCCCTTGCAGTCGTAAATAGCCTTTGATCCGTAGTTACGTCATCCCCTGTCGTGAAACACATTTCATGTGTCCGATCCCCTTCGAACAACAATGCCGGAGCGTCTGACGAAAAATATCCATCCGAGGTATTTACGCCCGTCTGACGCCCCTGCAAAGGGGCTATCTGCGACGACTCGACGAAGCCCGTCGTGGGGTCGAGGTCGGCTTTGCCGGCGAGTGCATCGGGAATATCCGATACGGACACAGAGGTACGCATCGCCGAAAAGGTGCCTCTTGACTCTGTAATGGTCAATGCAATGTATTTCCCCGAAGATATATATTCGATTTCGAGTGTTATTTTCGGTGGCAGACTAACACCCCTATTTACATCTACTATCACAGGAATAGATGCACTCCTGTTCGCCGCAGCGGGATCGGTCGACACAACGACGATACGGTTTCGACTGAGCAACTTCGAGCATAACTTTCTGAATGCATTTACACCCCCGACGGCCGCACTGATCTCTTCGCTCGTACTGTCGCTATCGATGCCGAGATAACTGGAGGGAAGGGCCGTGTTGTTGAGCAGATCGGCCCACTCCATCGATGATGCCGTATACGGCAGTCTCGATAAGGTAAATGTTTCCGATGTCAACGTAAGACTGGACGGGAGCACGTATGTCTGCGATGCATAATATCCGATGACGGCCTTCGTATCGGCATGCACTCCATATCCTGACGGTACGAGGTATTGTCCTCCGTTATCGGGAATCCTGACAACAGGTACCGTGTGAATCGGATCCGCAACGATCCGATCGTATGCTGCCGCGATTTCAGAGGCAGACATATCGGGCAGATAGCCGCCGGCTTTGGTCAACAACACCACAGGGGTTGTGTTCCCCAGAAACTCGGCGATCTGGTCGAGCGTGGCGAAGGTGGACATGCTATCCCTGTCCTGAATCTCCAACGCAACCGCACCGTTCAGGGTCTGAGCTTGCCGTAAGTCTTTGATCTTATAATTTGCCATAGTGTCATTCGGTTTTGGGTAGATCGCCCAGACGCAGGAAATCGTGTACGTTGGACGGATGTTGTCTGAGATGATGCCGAGCCGCTGCGGCCGTCAGATTCAAGTGTGTGTAGAGTTTTCCGCGATAGCGGATCACGATGCCGGATTTGAGCATGTAACCGCCGTTTGCGCCTTTCTGCTCCTTCCGCAAATAGGAGGCGATCATCGCGGCCGCATCACGGAAGCGGTTGGGACACCGGCCGCTGAAATCGGAAAGCATCGGACGCCCGAACACTTCCCGATAATCCGATTCGATCCGCTTCTTCTCTTCCATGCACAGAGAGGTGCCCGATGCGCACCTCTCCATGTACCAGTCCAACGGTTGCATACCCCCTATTCGGCCGGAGTACACAATGCTTCCAGCGCGGCGCGAGAAGCGTCGATACCGCCGGCGTCGAAGAAGATCTGCGGCGTCGGTGCGTTCTGCTCGATCAGGTCGCCGCCCCAACCTCCGTTGTAGCCGTCGCCGTACTTGTCGAGCGTCGCGTTCTGCATCGATGCGCCCTGTTCGTAGCCGATCACACAGAACGCCTGGCTGCCGTCCGCACCCTTCGCCTTGTTCTCGTAGACAGCGACCCAGTCCTCGTTCTTGAACGCCTCGATGTTCCGCGAGTTCGCGGGGCTGTCGGCCAGCATACGCAGCGGCAGCGTCTTGTTGATGGCGATGCCGATTTCGGCGTTCTGATCCTCGTAGATCAGCCCGTTGTAGGGCGTTTTGGAGGGAATCGAGAACCGATAGGCCCTCTTGCCGGATTTGAGTGCGATCTTGGTGATCTTCGGTTTGGTGTAGGTCGTCGCCGATTCGTCCAGATCGGACTTCTTGATAAGATAGGCAATCTTCTCGACGCCCACCCCATAGACCGTGTTGCAATCCTGCAGGATATCGCCTGCCAGATCATTGATACATTCTGCCATTGTTTTTTTTATTTATTATAAAAGGGTTAATTCGTGTTTGAAGCAAATATAGGATACGCAGGAAGGGTTCCTCCGAACTTTTCGCTGTTTTTTACCTTTTGCGTCCGGTGTAGCGCGCCGTCTCATCCTGCACCTTGACCCGCCGCTGACCGTTGTTTATATCCCTGACCGTCACGACAGGGTTCGGAAGCCGGCGCATCACGCGCTCGAACATCTGTTCCATCTCACGCATCCCCGAACTCTTCTCCGGAAGATGCCGCGTCGGAATGGCGTTGCCGCCGCTCGACACATTCATCATCGAGAGCACCGGCCCCCAATCCACGACCGCACGGGCCGTCATCACGGCCTCGCCGTTGGACAGCCGCGCAGGGATGCTGTCGCTCGTACCCGTGCCGGGGCCGGTCACAAGACCGCCGCGGGCATAGTGGTATTTCGCGCCCTCCTCGGCCGCAGTACTATTCAACGATTTCATCTGAGATATAACGCTCGTAATGGTCGCAATAGCAGTAATGGAAGCTGCGATGCACTCCCAAATATTGCCAGTGGAGAACGCCTTACTCAACGCTGCACCCATTGACGCGATAGCCTGGGCCATACCTAACACTGCAACAACCGGCGCGCCTGCACCGGCCTCTTCCGCCAAACCGGCCAGTGCTCCCGCGAGATCGCTGGCTGTTTGGAAACTCATTTGCATGCTCTGCGCCTCTTTTTGGGCGCCTTTATTCATTTCGTCATGCAGGCGAATGAGCATTTCAAGCCGGCGGTTGTCTATTTCGATAGCCGAATCCCCCATTGCTCGGTATGCTGCGGCATACGAATCGAATTCGGCCAACTGTTCCCGAAGAATGGCAACGGTTTCATTCTGCGCGGCCTCATCTCCGCCTGTGGCCTGCGCATTCAGAATCCGATTCCGGTATTCGGACTGTTTCTGATTATATTGGGATATGAACTCGGCCGATACCTCCTTGTCCATCTGCGACAGGATTTTTTCGAAATCACCCGTCACGTCAATACCCATCTTACGAATGATTTCCCGTTGCTCGTCAACCCATTTTTGAAGTTCCTGTTTGCTGCGGGCATAATACCCCTCCATCATTCGTTCTGCTTTTTTTACGCCGGATTCATCAGCATACGGGTCGTCGTTCGCCGATTTTGAACTTTTCTCAGATTCTTTTATTCCCGCCCTGTCGAGGATTGATTTTGCATTGGTTTCATTCAGACGTTCTTGCAATTCCCGCAGAGCGGAATTTTCCTGAGCATTTAGCCGTATTAACCCCGCTTCCATTTCTGCAAGTTTGTCGTTTGTCTCAACTGAATTCTTAGTCGGTTCGGCACTTAATTTCGCGATCTCGAAATCCAACTGGGCGATGTCCTTTTTGATTCTGAACATTTCCCGCGTCTTGTCTATTGCTTCCTGTGCATATTTTGCACGTTCCGCATCCGAGTTTTTCAATTTATCGTTCGATTTCAGTCGCGCCTCCGCTATTTCCGCTTCGAGTTCTGCAATCCTTACGACGTCTTCCCTGTATTTGATGTTTCGTTCTTCCTGTTTAGCGGCTAACTCGTTGAATATTTTTTGTAATTCATTAGCTTCAACACCTTGCCCCAAGAAGCTAATAAAACCACCTGTAAACCCCGAGCGCATTACATTTTTCGCAAGGATTTTTAACTGCGTCCAAAACGTTTTGAATTTCGATGTCGTCTCTACCATCACTTCACCCATTCTATCGACCGAATTAGTGTAGGCTGCATTCCACGCATCTGCGGCCGACATTGCTCGCTGATTTTTGTAGAATAGTTCCTCGTTCTCCTGAATACGGGCATTTACTTCCCGAATGGAAAACGATAGCGCCTGATAGCTGGCATAGATAGCAGCAATAGCAGCTCCGATAGGCGTAGCAATGAATGCCGCCATCTGTTTAACAAGAGACCCAATGGCACCTGCTGCACCCTTAATGACATTCGTAATGCCTCCCGCATTTTGAGCCGTTTGCGCAAGTTGCAGCAAGAAATTGTTCCCAACAGGAAGCGTGTTCTGAATGGCATTCTCATAATTGCCGACATTCGAACGATAATCGCCGATTGCGGCCTCCGCCTCTTTAACGGCGTCGCGCTGCGCTTTGATATGATCTGCTAACGCTTTCCCGCTGGCGCTTTCGCGTTCGGCGGCCGATAACCTTCCATACTGCGCAATAAGGCCGTTCAGATTCGCGCGTAGTTGATTCAAAGACCCGTCAAGCTCTTTTTCGACCTTAATGTTATTTTGAATCTCTTTTTCATACTGTCTTTGTTCATCCGTCAAGGCTTTTGTGGTAGACTTCAATTCTAATTGTGCCTTTTTATAATCGGACAGCGAAATTTGACCGGTCTCGTACTCTTTTTTGAGGTCGGCCAAAATCTTCTTATTGTCTTCAATCGCTTCGTTGGCTTTTACCCAACCCTGAACGAGTTCCTTATAATTGAAGCGAATATTAATAATCTTATCGATCGAATCTTGTGTAGCCATAATTTTACAGTTTAATCAATTTACACTCGCATATACCGTCCTCACCGGTCGTGACGGAGTAGATGGCGAAATAGCATCCGTACACATCGAGGTAAACCCGCCGCGTATAGTCGAGATTGCAGATGTCGGCCACGGTCAGTTTGACGTAGACCGTAATCATGCGGAACTTTTTCAGGATCCGCTGGTAGGCTGCATACCGTTGCGCCACGATACCCTCCGACCCGCCGAAATACATCGTGCGGGGGAAGTATCCGTATTCGAAATGCGCCAAACCGTCGGATGTCGTTATATTCAAGGCGAGAATCCGAGGTGAAGGCTCGTTATAGGTTACATCGGTGGTATTCCCGTCTTTATCCTTTTTGACATCGTAGCATGGAACTACGGCAAATGTCGTCTTGTCGTGGATGCTGTTCGGATTGTTGTAGAAACGATTGGCCGAAGCCGAGAAATCCAACGATACCAATTCGTTCTCCCGCTCAATGTTCTCGTTGTCGATGGAGATGATGCCTTGTGTGTTCAACATCTCGGCGTCCTCGTCGTTGTCGTAGTCGAGCGTGTTGGTCTGGGCATAATCCCCCATCGTGAACTCCGTCCCCTCCGGCCGCCAGATTTCGCCCCGATCGTTCAGAATCACTTTGCGGCTCCAATCCTGAATCGTTGCGTCGAGATGACTGTCGACGATTCGTCTGTCGGTTTGCGTGTTCGGCGTCCGGTCGTCTCCCGAATCGACGATGCGGTAGTCGTAGTCGATCGTCTCCGTCGAATTATAGAACTGATCGGGCGACATCATGCGGATCGTATTGTTATCCGAACTGTCCGGATAGGCGAAAAGTCCGGCCATTGTCATCAATGCCGACAGGAACTCCGCGTGCGTCATATCCGGCAGGTTCTCGGCAATCGGAAACGGAGAGGGAAACGATATATCGTCGAAATGGGGCGTGATGATGAATCGGGCCGACACGTAGGTTTTGTTGCCGCCGTTCGTAACGAAATTTTCCAAACTCCACCAGACCACATTGTATTCCTCGACGTTTACCTCTTTTTTATCGAAAATGTCGCTGAGTGAAAAGCGGGTAATATCACCGAATTTCCCAATGTCGGACACTTCGAGCAACACCTGTTCTGTATCATCTGTTTTGCGGCCGGCAAGACGCAATGTGACAGGTTTCGTCGCATCCCGTCGATGTCCGTTAAAAATAATAGGCTTCCCGTCATAACTAAGTATAGACACGTCTACTACTTTCGTATTGGCAATATAGAACTCTTTGTAGAATACGATGTCATCGGAAGCTGGGTTATCTATCTTCACCTTGATACCGATTCCCCTCTTGTCCCAAGTCGCATTTTCCTCGTCGAAAAACAGCGGATAATACCCATCATCGCTATTCGTAAAATATCCGGAACTTGCCTCGAACCGATCCGAGTACCAGCTATCCGGCCCTGAGTTTTTCGACACGAGCGGAATTAACAAATCATGACCGTCTATTCGACTTAGTGCAGTTTTGTCTTCTATTATAATTCCGTGGTACCGTTCTATTGCGTTTAATACGGCTTCCACGTAGATAGACGGATGCGTATATTTCCAGTATTGGCGGCTTTCTCCGGGTATGTACCAGTTACCGGAAGAGTCTTTTGCATATTCGATAAGCGATGCGCCGAAATCAACTGCGATAAAACCGGTATACGGAGAAACCGGGCTATTCCTAAGTAAATAGCTTGTATCTTCATTCCACTCGACATAATCCGCTCCCGCCACCTCGATGATCTGCTCGCGCAGATCGCGCAGCGAAGCGTCGAACAACGGCTGGAAGTTGTCGATGTTGCCCCACACGAGTGTGATGTTGATCGTGTCGGTTACGTCCGTAACCATCGCATACCCCCGCGTGAAGACCGGAAAGCCGCCGAGGTAGTACGCTGCCGAATGCTTCCTGTATGCCGCCGAATCGTCCAAGATGTCGATGCGGTCGATCAGACCGAAGGCCTTGCGGTTGCGGGGCGTCAGCGGCAGATTGATCTCCGCGCTGCGGTTGCTCTGGATCACGTCGAGATCGTTGAAGACCGGCGACTGGAAGATCAGCGACGGCGTATCTTCCAGATCGCACAACTGACCGTTTATGTAGAGTTCCTTCGTCATAGCGTCAAGTGCTTTATCGAAAGTTCTACCACGCAGTCCTGCATGCAGGCATTCGTCCGCGAGATGTCGCCGTCTTCGACATAGGCGTCGATCCACACCTTCCGCCGGGCGTCGTACAGCTGCACCTCCCGTCCGGAGAGAATCGATGCGCACAGGTCGAACAGTTCACGGTCGACCAGTCCGCTATGGAGCGTATGGGTCGTGGTCGCCGTGATCGTGCGGTGGCGTTCGGGTGTCAGTTTCTCGGAGAGCGTTTCGAAGGTCTCGTCTTCGGATACGTCGTCGACGCGCTCGGTCGGATGCCAGAGAAAGTAACGCATCAATCCCGTTGCATCGCGCCAGCGCACGAACGATCCGCTGTCGCAAGGATTCACCACGACCGTCAGACGCGCGCTCTTCACGGCGCCGGTCGTGCCGCCCGTCGAGACGATCAACTGCCGCTCGCCGCCTCCGAATTCGCGGAAGAAGGTCATCGGAAGGTAGAACACGGGATCGACACGCGAATAGACCTCCCGCCGGCCGCTGTCGGCATCGGTGAAAGCGAAGTCCTGCATGGCGCCCGTATAGGAGTTGACGAGGATCTGCTCGCTGTAATCGAACGCCGGAAAGACCACGATCTTCGACGGCTGGGGCCAGCTGATCGGGGTATCGGCCCGCGCATTGTTCGTCATCGCGCGCGCCGACGCCCCTTTGAGCAGATAGAGCGGCGACGAGGCAATCGCCCGCCCGTCTACTTCGAGGCTGATCGTCGTTTGCGCATTCCCGTCCTGTGCGATGATTTCGAACAGATCGTCCATCGGGAATACGGCCGAACCGTTGATGATCGAACGCACCAACGTATAGCCGCCGACTTTGACAACGACCGCATTGTATGTCGGCGCTTCGCTGACTCCGACCGTATTGTAGTTTCTCGCCAGCGAAATGGCGGGTGTTAATCTATATTTAGGCATAATCACTGATTGTTTCATTCAACATCGTAAACACGCTGCGGTCGAGCTGCTCGGAGAGTTGCCGGTCGATGTCGTCCACGGCCGGCTGCAACAGGTCGAACAGAATCTCCGTACCGCCGCCCTCGCGGTAGAGCACCGTGCCCTTGCTCCATACGTTCGCCGCCACGGCGTAGGCGTCGATCTCCTCGATGCCGTAGAGCCCCTCTTTGGCCTGCGCCCATCGTTCGATCGCAAGGAGAAAAGCATCGAAGGAGGCGTATTGCGCCTGCACATCGCCCGCAGAATACCCCTCATCGACGCCGGCGATCCCCTGCCGGCCGACGAACGCCGCTTCGAAACCGTCGTCGTTCTGTTCGACCTGCGTTTGGAGCGATGCCGCCGTCGCGCCCGTGGCCCATTCCGGCACGCCGAGGCTGTTGACCCGCTTTCCGCTGCTGCCCGTCTTCGTTTGCAGATTCGCCACGACCTGCGTGCGCAGCGTATCGAACCGCGCTTCGCACACCTCGATGAATCGCTGCGGATCGAAATAGCGCAGTATCTTGTCGATCCTATCCATTGTTGCAGGTCGAATAGGTCATCGTCGCCTCGCATTCGACTCCGCAGACCAGCTGATCGAATCGGGCGGCGAACGGGGTGATCTTCGTGACCTGCACCTCGACTCCCCGATCCCGCAATGCCTCGAAAAACTCCGCCGAGCGGTCGATCATCTCCTCGACGATCGGCATGACCTGCGTCGCGGTATCGGGTTCCGCTTCGCCGAGGTCGCCGCAGAAGAGGAACTTCGAGGCGCGCTTGTAGACGCCATCGAGATCCGTCGGCGTGATCGTCTCGAAGAATTGCCGCACGACGACCGGATACTCCGTGATCGTCCCCAGGATGTAGTTCGTCTCTTTAAGGCGGGCATAGATATACGAACCGAAGCCGCACGCCCCGGCGGCCTTGTCGATATGGTCGTTCAGCGAGTTTATCTTCATTCCCACGATACGGCGGGCCGGCGGCGTCTGCCCGACGACCCTGTACTCGTATTCCTTGTTGTCGGTCATCTTCTTTTGATTTTAGAGGTTTGTATCCTGCTGAGATTGCGCTGCTCGATCACGTCGTTCGTCGTCGACTCGAAGGCTTCGTAGACGACGCTCCACTCCATGCCGTAGACCGACGCGGGCGATACGGCGCCGTTCATGATCTGCACGTACTTGCGCACCACGGCGGCGATGCCTCGGTCGGGGCGGTCGATCTGCGCCTGCCGCTCCTCGTCGGTCGGTTCGATTTTCAGATCGGCGAATCTCTTCGAGATGGCCGCGAGCGTGTCCATGCAGTGCAGAAAGTAGCGGTACGCACGGATGAACCGCAAATCCGCGACCTTCTCTTTCGGGATGCCGAGCATTTGCGACAACACGTTGACGAAGTAATCGGTGGAGCGGTTCGTCGCGTTCAGCACCGCCAGATCGCGCATCGTCATGTGCTTCGGATCGCGGGCCGCAATGCGCCTGTCCGGCAGCCACCGCCGATGCAGTACGCAGCATTCCGGTTCCGCCCGTCTCCTGATCTCTTCTGCAAACCTACGGCTTTCGAGGTTGAACAATGCCGCCCTGCCGATGATGATGTCCCGAACGGTGTCGGTCGATTTGACGATCATAATCCGAATAAGTTTGCGGGTTCGAAAATTGCCGAACAATAGTCCGGCACGGCCCCCAGTTCGACGAGCTTCGGCCGCAGGACGCAGCATTGGCGCACCATATCGTTCCAAACCTCTATGGCACGGATGCGCGGACTCGCTTCGTCCGAATATTCCCCACGCTGCACCTTCTCGCCGGCCGGTGTGCCGACCGTAGTATGCGTGCGCAGCCAGTAGAAATAGACATAGTTCGCAATGGGCGAGGTCTTGACCGCTTCGTTTCTGAGCAGCGCAACGATCTGCGGATTCTCCTCCGCCGTCTCTGCCAGTGCCTCACCCAACAGATTGCGGAGGAATCTCGGCTCGTAAATGGCGATGTAGGAGTTCGCCGAATCGATGAGTGCCTGAGCGAGCGCCGTCGGCTTGTCGTCCTTCCGATTGGCGATGCCGGAGATGTAGATCGGATCCTTTTCGAAATAGGTATTGTCGATAATCATGGAAAATGTATTTAGCGGGCGCAGGGGCGATCAAACCCCTGCGTCCTGAAATTACTTCACCGTTTCTCGGTGGCGCGGCCCAACTTGATGAGCGTCTTGGCATGTACGGGATGCACCTTATAGGCTTTGCCCTTCTCCAGCGTATTGCCGGGGCCGCCGGTTCCGTAGACCGTCACGCGATCGTTGAAGTCCACATTGGTCTTTTCTTCTTTCGTTTCCATATTCTTGTTCGTTTAACGTGTTTGACTTAGGCTGCCACCTTCGAAGGCTAGGCAGCCGGTTTCTGCAAGGCGGCGATAATGGTCGCGAACTCGCCTTTGACGAACGCCCCCTGATCGACCGATGCGAAGTACGAGTGCAGACGCTCCTCGCAGATGACCGTGAAGAGATTCTTCTGGAAGTCGTCGTCGACCCACCCGAATTCGACGCGAATGCCTTTGTACGGGCGAACGTTCCATTTGCTCGTATCGGCAACGAGGAAATCGCCGGCCTCGACGTAGGTCGATTCCACGATCTCCACCTCGCGGATGAGCCGGAACAGCTCGTCCGAGATGTAGTGACCCGTCGAATCCTTCGTCAGGTCGATGGAGGCCCGATCCGAAGGATTGAGCATCACCACGTCGGGATAGAAGTTCAGGTTCCGCATCTGGAGGATCGCTGCGCGGATCGCATCGGCCTTGTTCGCCATTTCGACCGTCCCGTCGAGCGCGGTGGTCGTATAGGTGGCAGCAGCCGTAAAGATGCCTTTGAGATTCACGCCCGTGCCGTTACCGGTGAGCAGCTGTTTCGTGCGTTCCTGAACGAGCGACGTGCGCAGCATGTTGTCGATCTCCGACTGCATATAGTCGAAATCGTCGCGCATCTCGTAGGAGATTTTGGCCGATACGGCCACTTTCTTCGCCGTCGACGTCTCAGGGGCATACGACCAGTCCATAGCGGGCTTCAAGGCCCCCTCGGCGATGAATGCAGGAGCGCCGTTGCCGGGCTTGCGATCCACCCACGTGATATTGGGCGAGTTGGTCGAGCCCTTGAACAACCGTTCTACGACGCGCGTGTCTTCGCTCGGCGCGTAATGAATCGTGCGGTCTACTTCGGTGTTGAGCGCTGCAACCGCCGCGGTATTGGCCGCCACGGTGATCGTCGTAGCCGTCGCTTTGATCTCCAGTTCGAGCGCCGTATTGCGTTTCTCCGCGAAAGCGCGTTTCGCCTCGTCGCTCGAAAGGAACGCCTTGATCTGCTCGCGGATCGTGCGGCCCTTGCCGGCGCTGCCGCTCATCGAACGGCGAATCTCGCTCCCCTGCTCCTTGAGAGCCTTCTCGATCTCCTCGATCTTCTCGGCCGACACGCCCAGTTTCCCGAGCGACGATTTTACCGACTCGACGATCTCTTCCTCCGATTTGATCCCCTCGGCCAGCATTTCGAGCTGGTCGTTGATGTGCTTGCCGAGCAATTCCATGCCCTTGCGATCCACATCCGAGAACTCCCCGCTGTCGGGCAGTTCGAATTTCTTGAATTTGAATGCCATGTTTTTCAGTTTTTGATTTGACCTAATTTTTCGAATACCGAACTGCGTGAAGTGAGTGGCGCGGGGGCCGGCTCGGCTTTGAACATCGACAGTATTCTGCTGTGTACTTTTTCGTATTCATCGGGCGCGGTCTCCCGTAATGCCTTGACATATCGTTCCATGTCGTCCAAGGCTTTCATGTCGCCGATATACTCCGTGTGCTCGTTGGCGCCGAAGGTGACGACCGAAATCTCGTGCAGAATAATCTCCTTCACGATCAGGCAGTCGAGGTCGGGATCGTAATCGCATTTGTCCCATACATACCGATAGCCTATCGAGAACTGGTTGAGCACCCCTTCGTGCATCTGCACCCATGCGCGGCGAGCGTCCGGCACGGCATCGAAATCCGAGAGCTGCACCGTGGCGTATCCGCCGTCGTCCTTCTCCTCGATCGACAGGATGCGGCCGATCGGGTTCTTCGTCTCGTGCTGCCACAGGAATTGTATCTTCCGGTTCGTCGCAGACGCCGGCCCGCGCTCCTGAATACTCTTGCTGATGCAACCCTTCATCAGCATGTCGCCGTCCGAATCGACCGTTCCGAACGAACAGAACTTCACGAGAATGATGTGTTTCTCCTCGTCCACGACATCAGCCTTCAATATCGGCGCTTGCTTGAAAGCCCCGCCGCGGCTCATGACTTTTTTATACAGTAGTTTGTCCATTATTCCAGAATGTTTGCAATGATGTTTTTCCCCTGTTGCTCGGTAATGAGACCGGAGGCGATCGCGTTGCTGGCAGCCGTCACGGCCGCCGTCAGCGAATCGGCATACAGCCGCTTCGCTTCCTGGAAGATCGACAGGTGATCGAAATAGGGAACGATGCGGAATCCATCGAACCCGTGCGCCGCGTTCAATACCTCCGATATTTGCTCTGCATCCGGTTTGATCGCATCGTTGTACAATTTGACCTCGGCCGCCGTAAGATTCGCATAGGTCGTACCTTCGGTGTCGATCAGTACATACGGCACTTGATAGGCATCGGCGATCTCCTTCTTGGCATTGCGCTGCACCTCCGTGAGATTCATGTCCTTCATGTTGGCCGAAATCTGCACGAAAGCAGCCTTCAATCCGGTCACGATGTACTTATATTGGCCCTTCATCACGCCGTATCGCCGCAGGGCCGCTTGTGCCTGCTCCCGATCCTCCTTGTTCTCCGGCAACACGGATGTCCGGAAATCCTCGCTATTCAACGAGATGATACCCAATGCCCCTCTGTTGATGATGAGTTCGTTCTGCGCCTCGAATGACGACACGAAAGGATTGACGGCGTTCTGCAAGGCTGACAGACGCGACTGCGATGCTCCGAAGATATTCGGATTATAGGCCGAATCCCGCACGACGAACATCTGATCCCGATCGACACGAATTTGATAATCGTTGATCGAAACCATATAATAATCGATCTGCGGATCGGGCCGGAACCCGGTGAATTCGGAGGTCGTCACCTCCTGAACAAGCGGATTCGGAATCACGTAGAGTTCGTAGGCCGTGGGCACACCGACCGGCTCCCAGCGAAGAATATAGGCTTTTCCGTAAATATCCTTGAAGGCTTCGATCATCGCCGTGAAATCCTCGATCGTTTGAAAGTCATTCGGATGCTTCCACCTGTTCAGTTCCTCCGTGCGACCTGCAACCTGGCGAGCGTCGTCCGACGGATCGACAGCCCACCAGCGGGCGTTGCGAATTGCCGCGGATTTCTTGGTCACGACCGAAAACAACGCGCTGCACCGAGCGTAAGCGATAGTCTGTCCGGCAACGGTGTCGCAGTTGATCGTACTACCGCTGCCCAATCCCATTGCCGAGAGAAAATCGCGCACAGAGACGAACCGCTGTTCCTCCGCTGTCGGAGTTCCGCACTCCGGTTTTGTCGTCAAGTCCTGACTTTTACTTCGCCACTTCAAGCTGAATCTCATTGCACATAGCCTTTGAAGCAAATGTAAGGGCGATAAGAGAGGGTTCTCCGAACTTTTCGCTGTTTTTTCATTTTCGGCGGTTGCAGACCCAATAGAGATACTCCATTACAGCGTATCGGGCCGCATCCCACAAGTGATTGAATTTGTCGATCGGCTGGTTGATCGTAATGCCGTTCACCGAATCCCACACATAGGAATTGGCCTCGGTTTGGAAATTACGGCTGCGGACGATATGGAGGCGGAACGATTTGACCATGTGAATTCCGTCCGTTACGGAACCGGCATATTTCTTCGCCTTCACCACGCTGAGCCCGCGCAGCAGCAGGCCGTCGACCATCGATTCGGGATTTTTAGCGTATTTGTCCGCCGAGTCGGCGAATATGGGCATCCGCCCGACTGTCCCCTCGATCGCATCGTAGAGCAAGGCCGGATCGGAGCAGGGTGCATAAAACTCTTCCTTCATGTATAGATCAAGCCCCCGAAGCCCCAGACGGACGAGCGCCGTAGGATCGTTCGTAAATCCGAAGTCGAGACCGAACACGACCCTTTCCAGGTCGGACGGAAATTCATCGATCCAGTCGATATTCGGATAGACAAGACCCTCTTTCGCTGCACGGATTCCCAATCCATAGACTTTCCATCGCCACTCGTCGGCCGTGCCCGCAGCAATGTTCGCCGGTGTAGGTTCATAGGATTCGATTTCTCGTATGACCCCAGGCGGGCAGAACGGATTGTCTTTGTATGTCGTGTGCGTAAAATAGGTGTGCGGCTGCCCTTCCAGTTCGAAGGCCCAATGTTCGGTATATTTGGGATTCCAGTCGCCGATGACCATCGTCGTGCAGCGCATCGTGATATTTTTGTACTGCTGCTTCGAGATGTCGTCCAGCATCTCGTTGATGTAGATGATGTCGCAATCGTATCCTTCACGGCTATCCATTCTGTCCAATCCGCGGAAATGGATCACGGAGTTGTTGATATAGTAGTCGGGATGTTGATTCTCGCTGCGCATCGCATCGGGATCGTAGACGCCGCGCAGGGTCAGTTTCTTGCGGAAATCGGCAAGGGTGATCTCCTTGCAGGCCTGCAACGTATTTCGATATACGAAGATATTGAGCGGGGATAGTGCGAGCGTACAGATGTCGTACAGAAAATCGAAGGCATCGTAGGTCTTCCCCGAACGGCTCGACCCTTCATTAAAAATCTTCAACACCGCATCCCGTTCCCTGTACTGCATGTACCGATACATGAGGTAACGATACACTTTCCCCCGATAGGTGCGGATGTCAGGCAGACGATGCATCGGCAGGCGGTGTTTTTTCGATCGACAACGCATCCTCCGCGTCTATTTGAATGACGACGGGAGCGACGGCAGGATTTTCTATCTTTCCGGATAGTTTCACCTCCTTCGGCGCTGCGTAACCCAACATGTTCATGATGCTGTCGAGACTCTTCTGCTTGTCGTAGCACTCGATCTTCACGAACTCCTCGACAATCTCATCGCCATTCGAAGCGATCCGTTTGACCTGTTTGGTATTGATCGACTTTATACATGCCTTCTCATCGTCCGTGAGCGACTCGAACTCTTTAAGCGACATCCAGCCGTTACGAATGCGGGTCGCATCCGAAAAGGCGATCTTCTGGTGCTCGCGGATGATCTGCAAGGCCGAGATGCCCGCAGCCTCGGCAAGGTGAGTTTTCAGATATTCGATCCTCGCTGCAACCCCGCTGTTTTGTAATAGCAGATAGGCATTATTCCATACCGTGTTATCGCTCATGTTCGAACATCTGTAAGCATAGCGATATGCCTCGGACGCATTACCGCATTCGAGGTACTTATTGCAAAACTTTTCCTGTTTGATCGTGAGCTTGCCCATATATGCAAAGATCGCCTATCGGGGAGACGATTCTTTCAACTTTTCGCTCTTTTTCATTGCCCGATATAGCGGTATTGTAGGTGTGCATGTAAATCATGCCACTCTTCGATCAGTCGGGGATGCCGTTCGACAAATGTCTCCCACTCGATGCGGCGCAGATAGATCCGCCCGTTGCGGACGACTGTGCCGAGTGTCCGATCCACTCGAATCGATTTCCATATCCAACGTGTCGAAATGCCGTACTCATCGGCTGCGGCCTGAATTGAGATAAAATGGTTCATTGCAAACCCCGAATTAATTACTACCTTTGTTCTTGGGTGAGGGGTGATCTTTCGGGATCGCCTCTTTTTCTATTTTTCCATCTCTATCAAATAATCCATATTTGACCAACCGCCAGCAGCTTTAACAGACGCGACGCACGTTTCCATATATCTATCTGGAATCGGATATAAAAGCTGATCTTGACGATAGCCATAACTCGACCCGCCTATAAACCGGATATTTCCCCACTCATTACGAGTCAATATGTACTCGATGAATTCCCTAACGGTATATTCTCGATCGAATATTACATCATAAGGCGCGGTCTCATCCCCGCCTATTTTATCTGTTCGTCTGTATTTTATCATTTCCTATACCTTTCGAGTTTCACCACCTCGCCCATTCCGACGATACCCCGCCGGCGCAGGCGCTTGATAAAGTTCTTCATGTTCAATGCCTGCTCATAGTAACAGTCCTTTTCGACCTTGACACGCGATTTGCGGTCGCTCTCGATCTTCATGTTCTCAGGATTCAGCCACGAATCGACCGAAACCTCCACTTCCGCTCTCGACGCTGTCCGCGTAACCGTATTGAATTTATAGAGGGTATGACCGGGCACCCGAACCATCTGTCCGATCAGTTTGTATTCGTTCTGCTTTCGTTCGACGGCCTCGATCTGCGCTTTGGCTATCTTATCGTTCGTCACGCCGTCATGTGGAGTCAAGATGTCCATCGTTCTATTCGTTTACAATAGTGTCATTTGGATGAATTTTTCAGTGCGACGAGCCGCTGTTCGTGCATGTTTCGGATCGATCTCATACCCCACGAATCGGCGTCCCAGTTTGGCAGCCATTGCACACTCCGTTCCGCTTCCGGCGAAGGGTACCACCACGAGTGCACCGGGACGTGTCGTGACCTGAATCAGATAACTGGTGATCGCCTCGCCTTTGACTGTGTCGTGCCCGTAGCGTTTCGATGCGCCGGAATCTTGCGGAAACTGCAATACGTCGGTCGACCGTTCGGGAAGATTGAACGGCCGCCGCAGCTCCTCGTAGTCCTTGCGTAGCTCCTCGTAGTCTCGGCACAGATACTCGCTGTTGGGCCGATCGCCGTTGAAGAGGTTGCGAAGACGTTCATAATTCTCTCGGGTCGGCAATCCCCATTGTGAGCCGCGCCTGAACCAATGTTCGGCCATGTGGGTATGCAGGGCATCGTTGACACGCTTCGGTGTGAAGCCTGCCCGTTCCATTTCCAAGATCATATAATCTACCAGAGGCTTCATGCACTGTGTCCGGCACATCCCCTGTTCGTATTCGAATACATACAGCATTTTCCGAGCCTCACCTTCCCGAATCTCAGGCCTCGACTCATAAAGTATGAATCGTTCTGCATTAGGAATGAATTTACGCGATATTACTGCGTTTTGTATTTTCCCCCAACCGTTCGACTTATTCCATGTGCAGCTATTTAAAAACAGAAACATAGTGTCAAGGATCACCTGCGTATATGCGATTCGATTATCGGAGCCCCACCATATCAGTGTACCGTTGTCTTTCAATAAGCGCCGGCACTCTTCACCCCAGCGGCGTACATCGTTCAGGTAATCGTCGAACGTCGGCCATACGAAGTCGAAATCGCCTTTGTACTGGAAATAGGGCGGGTCGGCGATAATCAAGTCGGCGCAATGATCGGGCAACCGATTTTTCATAAAATCGCAGTTGTATACGACATTTTCGGGGATTTCCGTCATAATTTTTTGGAATTAAGAATTTGTTGATTATGTTTGCATTGCATCTTTATGGCAGTCGTTGGACTGCAAGTCCTGCCTGCGGACAGGTCCACCCAAGCGAGCCTCTTCGTCGGATTGGGCACCTGCAATAAAGTCACATTCAGTTAACTTCATGTGACTGCCGTATTCTCTCGTCCCACCACGCCACACTTTTCGAGCATACTTTTTTGCCCTTTCCTTAATTCGCTTTCATATCTCATCCAATTTTTGGATAAATGATCTCAAATCTTCACACAGCGCAGGGTCGCACACCCTACCGCTCCCGTCACAACCGTCCTTATATTTGCATGAGGATTTGAATGCCTCTATTGCCTTTTCACGCATCCGCTCCTCGGTTTCTTGCTCGGCAAGTCCTGCCATCCTTTCGGCATCCTGCATTGTCACATACCCGCTATACGGATAGCTGCACTCGTGATCGTACAAGTAATTTTCAGCACTTTCACTTTTCATTATTCTACTCCTTTCAGTAATTCGGGGTTATCGTGGCGTCTGCCCCTGAATTTAATGTCTTTCATATTCACCTTTATTTTACCGGTTATCTCCGTCACCCTCGATAACACCGCGTTCCTGTCGGCTGGAAAGTTTGTTGAGGTTGGCCCAGCACACATTCTCCAAGCTCCAACCAAACTGTCTGGCAAGACCAGCGCAGAACCACATGATGTCGCCAACTTCGTACATTAGTTCCTCAGCAAGGTACCCCGCATCTTTCGGAGGCGCAGAAAAGACAACTCTGTCACCATCCATACGGATGATCCCTTTCCGTTTCCACTTTGCGACTTTGTCAGCAACCTCCCCCACTTCTGCCATAAGACCGAACAACATGTAGGTGTCATTCTTGCAACTCTCCATGCAGGTCGTCATCGCCCGCTCTTGATACTCATTCAATGTCATATCTGTAACTATTTCGAGATTTTGCGAGAATCTCGCTATTTCACCAATTCGAACTCATAAGCCACGACCCACGGATTGCGTTTCCACGTTCCCCGTCCGGACACCTTGTCGATCAGCGAAGCGAAGGCTTCGCGGGGAGTGTCAAACCCATCATCGCTATTTCCAAAAAGGCCGTAAACTTCGTATTTGTCGTACTCTACATCCCCTAAGATACCCTCCTTCATGCAATCCTCCTCCGAAATATCCTGCAACCGTTCGCACTTGATTCCGGTGATGCGGATTTGATGGGGCATCAACTCGGCCTTAGTAAGCATCTTGTTCGTCCAACCAGATGGTTTATCATCATCTTCCCAAGCATACGGATTGACACAGTTGGAGTAGTCGAAAATATCTTGATATCTCTGCGCCACGGCCACGACCTCGCCGACCTTGTAGGACAGCTTTTTCTCAGCACATACATCGCCACTACGCCCGATGATTTGGACGTATCCTGCAAAAATTCGTACCTGTACGTCGGAGGTGGACTTGATATTAATCAGCATCATCGCCATGGTCTTTCGACCCTCGATGACCGCCTGCGTCAAGCCGTAGCGGTCGTTGAACATAATCTTTTTCATCCTTTATAGTTTTTGAATTCCACACTCTTGAAAATCGCCCGATGATTGCACCAGCGGGCCAACCGTTTCTGCTCATTTGTCGGCTCGACGTTATTATCGAAATCCCTGTATGGCTGGGCGAACGGGAGTACTCCCAATTTGCGCAAAGCATTGATTCGCTCCAATGCGTCATCGACATCTTGAATCAGGCAGTAGACAAAAATCCGATAAGGCTTAACACCTCGACGTCCCAATCTTTCACACACTTGGCTACCGGTTCCATCTGTGACATCCGGTCACAGGCGAATCGTATCTGATTCATCCATTTCACGCGGGACAACAAGTCGAGGATGAAGGCGTCGTCGCAAGCCTGACGTGCATCCAGACCTTGATTGAAATCTACGGAGATACCCATACGGACGATCTCCTCGATCTGTTCCAACCCGAAGTCCGACGCCAGCACATTGTTGTCGAGCAGCACGGCGCGCCGTTTGTCGCCGATGAATTCACGAAGCGGCGATGCCGGACGGATCGAGCCCTCCTTATGCGGAACGATGCACCACGGGCAGCGGTTCACGCATCCCCGCGTCAGAAAGCCATAGGCTTCGTCTACTCCGTACAGCGAATAATCCGGACAGCAATGTTCGATCTCGTCGGGCAGCGTCGTCGTGTAGTCTTTATAGCCTGTGCCGGCACGTACGACCTCGCAAGGGTAATAATCCGGACAGTCGGGCGTGAAGGTGAAGACCTTCGACATGTATACCCGATCGTAATGCCCGAACATCGGGTCGGCGAACTCCACCCTATCGCCCTGCGACTTATGCCACGCCGGCAACTTCATCAACGCGAGATTCGGGAAATGATGCCCGTCGACATCTACAAGGCCTATTTTCTGCATCGTTCGTATTCGTTTATCGTTTCGAATATCCGCAGCGCCACCTGCGGGACTATGGCGTTGCCATAGGCTTTGATCGACTCCCTGCACCATGCCGGAAAGGTAATTCCGTCCAGTCCGGCGGAAAGCCCATCATCTGGGCCACATATCGGGGATTCAGTCGGGAACCCTTCCCAGTTCGAGACGGATGCGAAATCATGACGTCGTGGACGACTCCGCTCTTCCGCTTGGCTTGACTGGGTGGAAGACTGGAATTTATAGCATCGTTGACCGTCGGCGTTGACAACAGCCCCATCCGCGTTGCAAGCGCGAGCGTCGGCCGAGCAGTCGCACCATCCGACAGGCTCCTGTTCACACGCCCGCTCCCGCAATCCGACGCGACCGGTGTCGGCAGCAGAGCCGGCGACAATGGCTCCGAACCGCTCTTGCCATGAACTTTCAGCCCTTGCGTCACCACGGTGGGCAACAAACCATGTTCTGTATCGCAGATGGGGAGCACCGACGCCCGCAGCTGGTATAAGGTACGCTTGCACCTCGTATCCTGCCGCTTCCAGGTCAGTGCACACCTGCTCGAAGACCATTCCCTGCGGCCAATTAACGATTCCGAGAACGTTCTCGCCCACGACCCAGCGCGGTCGAACAGTCCGAACAACTCCGAGCATTGCGGGCCAGAGGTAGCGGTCGTCGGCCGTACCCTTGCGTTTGCCCGCGACGCTGAACGGCTGGCACGGGAATCCGCCGGTGAGCACGTCGACGCGGTCGCGCCAAACGGCAAAGTCTGTTGTCTCGATGTCTCCATATTGTTCCGATTCGGGAAAATGATACTTCAATACGCGCCGGCAGAACGGGTCGATCTCGCAGTTGAAGACGTTTGTCCAGCCGGCCCACGCGGCCGCCAGATCGAAGCCGCCGATGCCGCTGAATAGGGAGGCGTGCGTCATTGGTACTCCACCGCTTCCCTGCGATCGATGAAGAAATGAATACCCGGTGCGCATTCGCTCCACCTGTTATCGTCGAAATCCGGAACTTCCACAGTAGCACCGACAGTGTAGACGAAGTTTTTGTCATGGTCGGAACGAACG